GTGCCATTTAAAAACGGACATTATGATAGATTGGACATATTTCATGCTTGCATAAATAAGACGGCTTATAGGGGCATATACGGCCCCTATATTTTATCTGGGGGGTGCGCTAGGGTGCGGAAACGACAAAAAGATAGCTTGGCGGCACTGCTGCAGGCAAAATCTGAGGCAGAAAGCCGGCGATATTTTGAAGACAGCACCGATGACTTAAACGCTTTGCAAACGTTGTTCAAACAGTTTTTAAATAAAGACGATACGCCAGAGCGGAAACAACTGCGAGGACTTTTTGATGCCGGGCACACGCTCGTTGGGGAGCGTGGGCTCCGGAGATTGTTGGGTGCCATTGATCTAGAGTTTTTTGGCCGCGCATATTTCCCGCACTACTTTAGCCGCCCCTCTCCCGATTTTCATCGTGAGCTGGATGCCGTCTGGCAGGACGGTGTGTTGAAAGGGCATAACCCCGCCGATTCCAAAGAGGCCAAACGGATTAGCCGCATGGAGGGTGTCCGACGTGTGACGGCGGCCCCCCGTGGCCATGCCAAGAGTACCAACCTTACGTTTAAGGGTACACTGCACGCCGTGCTGTATCAGTATAAGCACTATCCCATTATCATATCAGATAGTTCGGATCAGGCCGAGGGCTTTTTAGATAGCATCAAAATCGAGTTTGAAGAAAATGCGGCGCTCATAGAGGACTTTGGCATTTTGCCGGGGGCTGTGTGGCGTAGTAATGTCCTGGTCACCAAAACCAATATCAAGATAGAGGCTATTGGTAGCGGGAAAAAGATTCGTGGCCGGAAACATCGTAATTGGCGGCCCGATCTACTGGTTCTGGATGATGTAGAAAATGACGAGAATGTGCGCACTCCGGAACAGCGCAAAAAGTTGGAGAGTTGGTTTTTAAAGGCCGTCTCCAAAGCAGGGGACGACTATACCGACATTATATATATAGGTACGCTCCTCCACTACGATAGCTTGTTGGCAAAAACGCTGGCGAATCCGGGATATAAGGCGATCAAATACCGAGCTGTCCTCTCCTTCTCTACGGCAGATGTCTTATGGGATGAATGGGAGCGTCTGTTTACAGATCTAGGCAACGACGACCGCGCAGCAGACGCGCTGGACTTTTTTCAATCGCATCAAGCGGAAATGCTGACAGGGACCGCTGTCTTATGGCCGGAAAAGCTGTCGTATTATGATCTCATGGTCATGCGGGTGTCTGAGGGTGACGCCTCTTTTAACTCCGAGATGCAGAATGAGCCCATTAACCCAGATGACTGTCTGTTTCTGGAGGAATGGTTTGAATACTACAACGAGGCTGAGATCACATTTAACAGTCAGGATTATCAATTCTTTGGCTTTGTGGATCCGTCGCTGGGCAAGTCGAAGCGGTCAGACTTCTCTGCGATTGTGACCATCGCCCGGCATAAGGCATCTGGCTTTATGTATGTGTTGGACGCCGATATTGAGCGACGGCACCCGGATCGGATCATCAGCGATGTACTGGAAAAGGAACGCTGGCTCCGTCGGGCATATGGCCGGGGGTACAAGGATTTTGGCGCGGAAACAAACCAATTTCAATGGTTCTTAAAAGAAGAGCTAAAAAAGGCGGCGGCGCAGGCCGGGCTGTATATCCCCATCACGGAGGTACAGCAGACCAGCGACAAGACGTTGCGGATTCAGACGCTACAGCCGGACATTAAGAATAAGTACATCAAGTTTAACTCCCGGCATAAGCGGTTGTTGGAGCAGCTGCAGCACTTCCCCATGGGGGCGCACGATGACGGGCCAGATGCACTGGAGGGCTGCCGGGCACTGGCAAAAAAGGCAAAGCGATTTAGAATACTGGGCCGCAATGAACTGGGCTTATAGGAGGTGGTCAAATGCCCGTCTTGTATATGGATAAATCCGCAGTGGACACAATGACAGAAAAAGACATACAGAATATCATTGATAAGCATAGTGATGATAGCAGATATAGGCGGCTTATGGACTACTACATCGGTTCGCATCCGATTTTGTTCCATATTAAAAAGGACAGCACGGCGCCGAATAATAAGCTGGTCAATAATGCGGCTAAGTACGTAACGGATACCGCTGTTGGTTTTTTTGTGGGCAAACCTGTAATATACGGCTCTCAAAACACGCAATTCTTAGCGGCCCTGCAAGATATCTATGACTATAGCGATGAGCAAGATCACAATATCGAATTAGCGAAAGCCTCCAGCATTTATGGTGCCGGATATGAGATGCTTTACACAGATGAGGATTCCAATATCCGTTTTGGCGTGGTTGCCCCGCAAAATCTGATCATGATCTATGCCATAGGGAACAGTGACCGGGAGCCGGTGGCGGCAATCCGGACGATTGCCAGCACTGATAGGCACAAAAGAGCTGTTCGCAAAGTGGAATATTGGACAGATACCAGTATGTGGCACCTGCGTAGTGTAAACGGCGGGAATCTTGAATTGCATGAAGTCGTGGATCACCACTGGGGAGACATCCCCTTTGTGGAGTACATCAATAATGAAGAACGTCTGGGCGACTTTGAGGGCGTGACCAGTCTCATAGACGCATATAACAAAGTGCAGAGCAACACTGCAAATATGTTTGAGTATAACGACGCCGCGCTTTTGAAGATTACAAAAATGGGTGATGTCAGCTCTAAAGATGTACGTGACATGAAAGAAAAGGGTGCGATTATTTTAGAGGATGGCGGCGATATTGACTGGCTCCTAAAGACCCTACATGACACGGCCCTAGAGAACTATAAAAACCGGATCCGGGAGGATATCCACATTTTTAGCGGTGTGCCTAACCTAACGGATCAATCGTTCGGACAGCCGCAGAGTGGCGTAGCGATTTCCTATAAATTGTGGCCGCTTGAGCAAATGTGTGCCCTAAAAGCCCGGAAGTTTAAGCGCGGGTTGCAACGCCGGATCGAACTGATTGCCAATGTCCTGAACATCCAAGGCGGCATGTATGACTGGCGTGACATTGAGGTGCAGTTCCGACAAAACAAAGTGCAAAACCTCAAGGAATTAGCAGAAATCGTGACTATGTTATCCGGTGATTTGTCCCGTGAGACACGGCTTAAACTCCTGCCGAACATTGAAGATGTCCAAGCGGAACTGGAGAAGTTGGATGCGGAGGCGAGGGCAGCGCGGGAAGCGTTTGGAGATCCCACCGGACTCATGGCCGCGCTGAAAGAGTACGAGTTGGGCGAGGATAAGATCAATGACTAGCCGGAGCCGGGCCTACTGGTTGGATCAGGCAAAGGAGGCCGTGGCGCGGACAAGTAATTACACGGATCGGATCACCCACGAAATGATGGAGATATTTGAGATATCTGCAGCAAGAATCGAAGCCCAGATTAACGGCATCTTTTCCCGGTACGCAATTGATAATCATCTACCCTACGATGAAGCCCGGCGCATGTTGTCTGGTCAGGAATATAGCCGCTGGCGCATGTCTCTGGATAGTTACATGCGGGATATCAGCGCAGAGGGGCGAAGGTCTAAGATATATCTTGAGTTAAACACCCTGTCGGCCAAGGCGCAGATCAGCCGTCAGGAACAGCTTCTCGGCGACATCTACAGCGAGATAATTCGTATGGCCGGGGACAGTAGCATGACGCTGGAAAGACTTTTAGGCGATTTGTATTCGGTCAGCTATTACCGAAGCGGCTACAGCATACAGCGCGGTTTGGGCGTTCAGTTTAACATGGCAAAACTTAATCCGAAGCTAATTCAAGACGTCATCTCTTATCCATGGAGCCAGAAACATTTTTCCACAGCCATCTGGGGTCACGCTGATACGATAGCCGCCATGGCGAAGCGTGAGATCGCGGTAGGTTTTGCGACTGGGAGTAGCGTACAGAAAATGGCCCGGCAGATTGACGGCGTACTAAACAGGGGGCGTTACGTTACAGAGCGCTTGGTGCGGACAGAATGCAAATATTTTGCAACTCGGGCAGAGTTAGATGGCTTCCGAGCAAATGGCATCAAAAAATATAGGTACATCGGCGGAACGGAGATGAGTATTTCTTGTGACTGTCCGGCACTTAATGGCAAGGTTTTTGCAATTGAGGATGCGGAGCCGGGGGTGAACGCCCCGCCAATGCACCCCAATTGTCTCTGTATCATCGTAGCCGACTTCGGCGATTTCAGCATTTTTGTCGAGATAGACGTGACGCCACTCCATGGAAATGTAAAGTTTAAAGAGTGGATGGCGCGACAAGTAGCGTAGTCGTAAGCAGCGTTTAAATGCTGTTTATATATCAATGAAACAGGAGGAAAATTCTGATGGACGAAAAGAACACTACCCCGGTCGATACAAGCGTTGACCAAGTCGATCCCGCAGCGGCAGGGCTCACTGCGGCGGCGGATGTTCCCACAGAAAGTAACGAGAGTAAGTTTGAAAAATTCTTACGGGGGATATTCGGCGATGCGAAAGAAGGAGAAAGTAGCACCACATCCAAGACCGGCACCGACACAGCAAAAACCTATACGGAAGCTGACATACAGGCCCGGCTTGAGAGCGAGAGGAAACTCTGGGAGGCGTCGCAGGCAGAGCGAAGCCGTCTAGAGCAACTTAGCCCGGAGGAAAAAACGACCCAAGAATTGGAGCAACTGCGGGGCGAATTAAAGGTTCGTGACCTAAAGTCCGCCGCGCAGTCGGAGCTGGACAAGGACGGGTTCCCGGTCGGGTTGGCTGATCTGCTGCAGTATGGTGCGTTTTCTGACGAGGCCGCCATGCAGAGCAGTCTGGGGGCGCTAAAGGAAACGTTTCAGGCTTGCCTTGCCTCTGCTATAAAAGAGAAGTTCCGGGGTAAAACACCGGAAGGGCTTGGCGGCGCCGGAGACACAGGTTCCACGGCACGAGATGAAGTTGCAAAAGCAATCAGAGGAGGATTTTAACAAATGAATGTACTCGAATATGCAGCGGTATTTCAGAGTGAACTGGATAAGGCGGCGGTACAGAGCGCTACATCCGGCTGGATGGAATTAAACAGCGGTCTTGTAAAATACGAGGGCGGCAGAGAGGTCAAGATCCCGATGATGAGCATGGACGGCCTAGCCGATTATGACCGTCAAGCGGGCTTTGTGGACGGTAGCGTGAATCTGTCCTGGCAGACTATGACTATGGACATGGATCGTGGCCGCCGCTTTACGTTCGATGAGCACGAGGTCAGCGAGACCAACTTCATTTTAACCGCCGGAACCGTCATGGGCGAGTTCCAGCGGACCCGTGTAGTGCCAGAGATTGATGCGTATCGATACAGTAAGCTTGCCAGTATCGCCAAGGCAGATGGCAAGGTTGTAAGCGGATATACCCCAGCGAAAGCATCCATCCTCGAAAAGTTGTATCTGGACATTGCCACGGTACAGGATAAGGTTGGAAGTGACATCCCACTGGTGATCACTATGTCAACTCGAGTGGCCGCCCTATTTTCGCTCTCCACAGAGCTGCAGCGGCACATTGATGTGACCGACTTCACCAAGGGAGATGTCACCATCAAGACAAAGAGTCTGGACGGGGTCCACCCCATTATCCCGGTCAGTGCCGAGCGGTTGAAGACGGAATATGTGTTCTTGGATGGAAAAAGTACCAGTCAAGAGCCGGGCGGCTTTAAAGCAGGCGCTTCCGCCAAGAGTATTAACTGGCTTATCAGCCCGCGCAACGCGCCCATCGCTGTTTCTCGGACGGATAACGTCCGAATTTTTACGCCGGAGACGTATCAGCCAGCTAGAGCGTGGGCAACGGACTACCGAAAATACCACGATCTATGGGTGCCCAAGAACCGGGCTGCCGGAATCTTGGCCAACCTTGCGCCATAGGAGGACTGATATGATTGAACTGAAGCGCGGCAATGTGATCCGACAGGTGGACACAGAGGTACACGCAAAGCTACTGGAGGCGCGGGGCTTTAAGCGGGTATCCGGAGAAAAGGTCCATCCCAAATCGGGAGGTGAGCGCAATGGATCTGGCAACGCAAAAGGAACGGATAGCGACGGAAATAATAGCTAGCCTTTCCTTGGCCGAGCAGGAGGACACGGTGCGGCGGTATGTCCGCCGGGTGATTAATATGATCCTGATCGTATGTAACCGGGCGGACATACCGATACAGCTGGAATCAGTGGCGGAGCGCATGGCAGAGGATATGCTCCGGGTAGACGGCTTTATCCAAGTCGAGAAGGCTGTAACCGGGATTACTCGCGGCGATACCACAATCCGGTATCATGACGGTAGCGGTACGGCTTTAGCGAATGCTGAGGCGTATCTGCGAGACTATAAGCATCTGCTGTATGCATACCGAAAAATGAAATTACCGGAGGACCGGCCATGAGCGAAGCGGACATTTTGGCAAGCACTTATGATGATCTCTGCACAGTTTACAGGCCCACCAAGGATGTCTTGCCATCGGGCGAGACAGTGTTTCGGACAAGTTTAGAGGGGCGTATTGTGCATAAGGATATACCCTGCGCTCTAGCGAAACATTCCGGCGGGAAGATCCAGCGCTCTCCCTCCACCGCCGTTACCCCAACAGAATACAGCGTATTTACCCGCCCGGAAATTGATATCCAGGCGGGGGATACGCTGGAGATTGTGCAACTGGGAAAAACCGTAATAGCAATCGCAGGGCGGGCAGAGCGGCATCGCTCTCACAACAATGTCCCGGTGGAACTTCGGGGGGATACGGTCTAATGGGTGTTAAAGTTGATGTTAGGGGTCTACAAGAGCTGGAAAAGCAACTGATGCAGGCTGTTGGGAAGCAATTTCCGCGAGAGTTTGAGCAAATGGTGATCCAAGTGGCCTATGAGCTACAAGGGCGAGTTAAGGAACGCACACCCCACCTGACCGGACGGCTACAGGACAGCTGGACGGTGGGTAACGTTGTGAAGCGTGACAGCGAATATTACATTGAAGTTTTTACAAACGTCGAGTATGCAGAGCACGTTGAGCACGGATACCGTACCCGTGGTGGGAAAAGGCGTGTGCCGGGCGTGAAGATGATGGAAGTGTCCGTAGCGGAACTGGAAACGAGACTGCCGGACTTCCTGCGAGATTGGTTGAGCAGGTTTTTGGAAAACCATACGATTTTATAGGGGGCAACAGTATGGAGCATATTTATTACGACCAAATCAAAGAGGCGCTGATCCGGGAGCTAAAAGACATATACCCCGACTGGGATATCTTTGGCGAAGAGATCGCCCGTACTGCCGCTGGGGATTATGAGCTTGGCGTACAAAATTATGCTTTCATTACGCTAACCCCCATCAGATTGCAGACCGTGGGACGGTATATGAGCGTGGTGTCCGTGCTTGTGGATATTACGCTCCACACGGAGGCGGAGACAAACGCCGAATATCTGCGGATCGCAATAGAAGTAGATCAGCAGCTCCGCCCTACCTTGCGGATTGGAGATACGATAGCGGCCACCATCCAAGAGGCGCGGAGTCTGATTGTGGATAAAAGCTTACATTATACTTTTACGCTCCGGTTTAGGGTTATGCGGGAACGCCCAGACGACCCAAGCATGGAGACGCTTATGCTTCAAAATATAAAGGTGAAAGGAT